AAACATTGCAATGTATTTTCCAACTGGAGTAAGAGATAATATATCAGTAGAATATGAGGCAAAAGAAGTAGGACTTAGTGATATTGCATTAGATTCATTAATGCAAGGAGAATTTGGTACATTATTAGATGCAGCTGGTGGTGCATTTGGTGAAACATTCCAGAAAGCAAAACAAGCTGCAGTAGCTTTCTCTTCATTTGAATCTGGTTTAGTAGTAGATAATCCTAAATTTAATACCTTTCAAGGAGTAGGATTCAGAGACCATAGTTACTCATTCACATTATATCCATATAATGAAACAGATGCAGAAGAAATTACTCAAATTGTTCATGCATTTAAGATGATGATGTTACCTATGTCATCAAGTAAGAATAGAAGAATACAAATAATGCCAGCAGAATGGAGTATTGATTTCCAAGGCCCTATCTTAGGTCATATAGAACATCCACAAAATTGTTTCTTAAAATCATGTGATGTAGACTATTCTGGTGGTAAAGATATGTCATTTATCGAAGGATTTACACAATCACAAGAGGGAACACCAGCATCAGAAGATGGTGTTTGCAGACCAGAAGATAAACTACCAGTTAAGTCTGCTGTACAACATTATCCTAATGGTATTAATTTAAACTTAGTATTCCAAGAAATACTCAACATCGATAGACTCAGATATGTACAGAGAGTAGCTGCAAGTGCAATGGGAGCTAAACAAGATGTACAACAAGAACTTGACCAATTTGAAAAACAAGTTAATGCAGAGGTCACTGATGAAGCAATACAAGACCAAAGCTTTGGTTCACAAGAAGCAGCTAAAGAGTATATAGCTAAACATGGTTTAGGTAGTGAAGTTGAAGTATATTTAATAAGTGGAACAGAACTAGGGGATAAATTAGATAGTACTGGTATGAGAGTAGCAAGTTTTATTCCTGGCGTTGTTGGTGCTGCTGCTCTAGCAACATCTTCCATGGCACGAGGTACAGGTAATTCACAACAAAAATATGGTATAAGAAGAAAAAATCCACAAGGTAACGAAACAGGATAGGAGAAAACATGGCAGAACAATATTTTAAACATTATCCAACGATTGATTTTGACCTCAAGAATGATGGTAATTTAATCGAAGCAAAGGATATATTTCGTAATATTAGAGTATCAGAGGATGTAGAAGAAGGTATCACTGGGTATGAATATTATTATGTCGATGACCAAGATAGACCAGATGTTCTTGCAGATAAACTGTATGCAGATAGTACTTTATATTGGTTATTCTGGATGGTTAACCCTCATCTTGCAACCTATACTGATTGGCCCAAGTCTCAGAGAGTACTAGAAAGATTCATAAAAAGAAAGTATTCTGGTAAAGCATTAGTGAGCAACCAGCAGTCGGATATAGTAGGCAGTTCGGACTCGAAATTTTTCCAAGGGGAAAAGGTAGTAGGTTCTACCAGTTCGGCCTTCGGATTCGTCACTAAGATAGACCCAACCAATAAACAGATTATTCTAAACGATATCGAAGGAACATTCATCAATAACGAAGTAGTCACAGGGTCGAACAGCTCGAAGAGTTTCACTATTATATCGGTCAGAAATTTTTCAGACTCACCTCATCACTACGAGGATTCAGAGGGTACGAAAACTACCATAAGTACAGGTAATACACCAGTATCTAACTTCGACTACGAACAAAAGTTTAATGACGATAAAAGAAGCATCAAGTACATTAAACTAGAATTTATACCAGAATTACTCAGACAATTCAAGAGTATGATAAGAGAGTAGACATATGCCCATAATGATAGGTAAAAATACTCCTAATTCTTATAGGATTGAGAGTATCACCATAACAAACAATGAAGGTAACTCATATGAAGTGAGTAATTTAATGCAATCCTTTCAGATTACTGAGAGTATATATCAGATGTTTCTTACAGGTAGTATGACCTTTGCAGATTCAATGAATATATTTAATAAGATTGGATTCACAGGACAGGAATATATTCGAATACATATCGGTGGTATAAGAGGGTTTGAGACTATTGTACCACATGACCAGAGAATAGACCAAGTATTTCGTATATTTAATGTCTCTAATCATATCAGAAGTATAGAAAATCCAGCACTCCAGATATATAGAGTGGAATTTTGTAGTCCTTTATTATATCTTGCACGAACTCAGAGAATATCTCAGGCATATAGAGGAAAGACTGGGGATATATTAAATAAAATATGTTTCGATAAATTAAAATTCCAAGAAAAACCGAAAAAGAAAACAGGTCAAGGAAATAGTTCGAAACCGCGTGTGAAGGGGGGGCAGGCACTCGGTAACTTCTTCTCTCTATTCGAGTCTGGTGTGGGAGAGGTGAATGGAATGATTATCCCAAACTGGTCAGTGTTTAAGACTCTGAGATGGTTGAGAGACAATACCTCAGACGATACAGAGGAGTGGGGAGACTCTTACTACTTCTATCAGACTGCTATGGATGGATTCAAGTTCCACAATGTAGATTCTATGAGAAGTATAGAGTATATGAGTGGCAAAGTTACCTTCTCTCCTCGTATGGGTGATGGAGATGACGACTTTAATTACGATTTCAAAGAGGGTAGAGGTAATGACATGCTCTCCTACAACAAGAGTGACACTTATAATGTACTCCACAGTCATTTAAGTGGTATGTATAGTGGTAATATACAGGTATTTGACCCTAAGAATAAACTTTTGATGGATATTCCGAGTCAATTTGACCAACAATTCCCTATAGAGATAAAAAAGGGCTCTACTTTCTATAAAAATGATAAGAAACACTTCTCAGTATCCCCTTCTTTTAGATTTAATGCAGAAAATATTAAGATTCCACCAGATGGGGGCTTAGCAGGACAGGAAATGCCGCCCTTAGATGCAGATATAGAGGGAGACCCTATCACAGAAGCCACAGGAGCCGCTATATCGTTCAATTATAACAACCCCTTCTCCTTTAGTCAAGGGATACATGAGAGTGGTCACAGTGTATCCTATGCAACAGAGAAGAATAAGTTCAATAGAGAGAGGGCAGAGAAGTTATTAGAGTCCAATAGAATGAATATCCAGATATCTGGGAGAACTAACATCTCATGTGGTATGACTATTAATATAGATTTAAAACAACCTACCAGTACAGCAGATGTCAGAGACGAACTTACACAGAATGGTAAGATGTTAGTAGAAGGTATTACTTGGATAGGAACTGAGGATGGCTTGGAAACACAACTCACATGTACAACAGATGGATGGCAAGTGAGTCCAGATACCTTTGTTGACCACAAAGGCTCTCCACAATACTAAAGGACAGTGTTTTGGGACTCCTAGACTCAAATCAGCTGGGCATTGCTACCCCCATTAAAGTCTTGGGCAGTAAATGTTAGAAAAAGGCTTTATATAATGATGGGACTCCTAGATATTCTTCTGGGACTCCTATAAATAACAATAAGAGGAAATAATATGATTAAGAATATAATAGACTCACATAGAAGAATGTTAATCGATTTGATGGACATTACTGGTATGGATGAATATACCTTATCATGGTTTTGTTTTATGAAAGGTGTAATCTTTACATCTATTATAGTATGGATGTTTTAAGATATTATGACTAATTGGATATATAATAAACTAGTACCACATGCTCTAAGGTTTAGAGAGTGGTCTAAAGATAAATTATGGGTGCAAATACTCATGGGACTCCTAGTTCTATGGATGATGGGGATATTTAATCCCTATTGGTGTGTTTACCCAGTGTGTTGGATATAAATTATGATTAGAACTTTATTAGGTGCAAAAATACATGGTTGTATCTGCACCGATGTAGACTTAGACTACGAAGGTAGTATATTAATTGATGAAAACTGGATGGATGAGGTGGGACTCCTAGTTCATGAACAGGTAGATGTATATAATAAAACCAATGGTAACCGACATACTACCTATGTCCTACCATTACCGAGAGGTTCAAATGAGGTATCAGTCAATGGTGCTGGTGCCCATTTAACCGATATAGGAGACGAACTGATTATTTGTTCTTATGTACAGTATGATGAGAATAATGAGACCTTACCTCTCAGACATACACCGAAAATAAAAATAATCGACCCTAAAGACCGACTTTATAGGGAACTATTGGGATTGACATGAGTAATACAGTAATATTCTTTCATATGGTAGTATTAATACCTATGGTGTACTTTATATGGAAGGATGGATATAACAAAGGAATAAGAGATGCCGACATTCGCAGGATTAAAGAATAATTTTTATACAGGAGTAGTCGAAGACCGATTTGACCCACTATCTTTGGGTCGTGTTCGTGTTCGTCTCTATGGTCTTCATACCGATGATAAAAAATTAATCTCTACAGGTGATTTACCTTGGAGTGATGTCCTTATGCCGACTACTTCTCCGAGTCTTTCTGGTCTTGGTCTTTCTCCTCATGGACTGGTAGATGGTTCTACTGTTATGGGATTCTTCCGAGACGAAGATGAGATGCAAGACTTTGTAGTTATTGGTAGTTTATTTGGCAGACCGACTGATAAATATAAAATCGATGGTGGTGACTCTAATAAACAAGTAGACCGAGGGCCCGATAAGGGATTTAATGACTCTCGTTATAAAGATAAAAGTGAATTTATAAGTTCTGTTGATGGTCAGAAAAATAGTGCTACTGGAAGAAACTTTAATTTTGGATTAACTCTAGACCAATCCCCAGTTAGACCGAATAAATTAGAATTTAAATTAGGTGGTGAAGGAACTATTATTGATGAGGGTAAAGAAAGTAAATTAGAAGAAAATTTCCCTAGAGAAGAATATACTAAACTCAGTTTATCCGATGTGCATAGAAGTATGCAAGGGTCACCAAATGTTTATCCGAATACTTTAATTGAAAGAACCAAAGGTGGTACAGTTAAAGAACCGACTCGTGCAAAGAATGTGGTGAATCCTACTTATCCTTTTGCACATATAATCGAATCCGAATCTGGTCATGTATTAGAAATGGATGATACCCCTGGCTCAGAAAGATTACATATGTATCATAGGTCTGGTACTCGTTTAGAAGTACTTGCAGATGGGACTCAAACCATGAAAGTCTCTAATGATTCCTATGAAATAATAATGAAGGATAAAAAAATATTAATATCTGGTAGTGCAGATATAGAACTTGCAAATGGTGATTATAATTTAATTACTAAAAAAGGAAATACCGAAGATGGTGGTAATGTATTTATTACATGTGATAGAGATATGAATATTACAGCTAAAGGTGCAGTAAAAATAAAAGGTAAAGTATCTATTAATGGTACTAAGTTTGATTAAATATAATGTCCGAAACCACAGAAAATAATACTACTCCAGAACCAATCCCTTGTCCAGAGGTTTTAATTCCGAGTGCAGATGACCTCGAAGAAATAATAATATTTATTGGAAACACTTATGGATGGGAATATATTAAACCCATCGAAGAAATATTAGGTGCATTTCCATTATCTCATACTTGGCCAGATGATTTAGATTGGCCTGAACTAGAATGGGAAGGTAAGATACAAGCAATCGTTGAGGAATTTAAATTATATCCTATAGTAAAGATTGCAGAGTTTCTTGCAGTTCCATTAACAGTTGTTGTTCCACCATTTGGTATAGAAGTAGATTGTAAAAAATTATTTGAAGACCCTAGTTATAAATTAGAATTACTTGACGAACTAGAAAAGAGTTTGGGTCTAGATGTCATTGAAGAACTCATGGATGACTTTAGTGCAGAGAATTGGAATGGTGAGTTTGGTATAGATATTCCAAAAATTAAACTTGCAAAAGCATGGAAAGAAATGATTGAAGAATTAAAAAAAATCTTCATGACTGGTGGATTTAGTGCAATAGGAAAACTATTAGATAAAGAACCATTAAAAACTCTTATAGAAACTTTACCAGACCCTATAGGTTTCTTCTTAGAATTAATTGCATCCTTTCCTAAAGGTGGATATGAATTTGATGCAGATGCATTATTTAAGAAGTTAAGAGAACAAGCAGAGAAAGAAGGAATAGAATTAAAAGAATTATTACTACAAACAGAAATACCTTTTGTATCAGAAATACCAGCAGAGATGTTAGGACTGGAAGATGTCTTACCAGAAACCCTAGGTGATTTAATTGATTTAGGTAAAACAGGAGAACATAAGAAAATAGATTTTCCTAGATGGGATGAACAAAAATTATTTGAAAGATTTAAAACTTTTATAAAAGACCTACCTCAAATATTGTTTGAAGCCTGTCTTGCAAAACTTACAGAACTTATTAAGTTCTTTATACCACCAGAGATACCAATACCATTTACTCTATGTACATTCTTATCATTACTTGGTTTCCCAAAACAAATAGATGTTGTAGAACTAGTCGTTGAAGGTGCATAAATACTATTATGAGTAATAATTATTTACAGAACCAAAACAAAATTACTGCACGAAGATGGTATACAGATATTGATTTAAATCTACAACCCCATCCATCGTCTGGTGATTTAGTTCTTAAAAAAGATAATGATGCAGTTAAAAGGTCAATTAGAAATATCATGTTGACTAATAATTATGAGAGACCATTTAAACCAAACTTTGGTGCAAACTTAAGAGCTCTTTTATTTGAACTTGCAGATGACATTACTAAATTTGAAATAAGAAAACAAATTACCGAGGCAATCCAAGATTACGAACCTAGAGTTAAAATTGACCAAATATATTTGAATCAAGATAGAGGAAATCGAATGTATGTTAACTTACACTATGGAATCATTGGAGTAACAGAACCACAAGAATTAGAAGTAATACTACAGAGAGTAAGATAAAATGGCAACAGTAAAAAGTTCACAAGTCAATATTACCGATTTAGATTTCGATGATATTGCATCCAATTTAAAAGAATATCTTAAAGGTCAGACAACTCTTAAAGACTACAACTTTGAAGGTAGTAATATTAGTTTACTCATAGACCTTCTTGCATACAGTTCACATGTGTCCGCGTTTAATGCAAATATGGTTGCGTCTGAATTGTTTTTAGACACTGCACAAATAAGAAAGAATGTAGTATCTCGTGCAAAAGAGATTGGTTATACTCCTACTAGTGCAACTGCTTCTACATCAATAGTTGACTTAACAGTGAACAATCCTTTGATTGGTGGAAATACACCTTCATCATTAACTCTTAATAGAGGACATAAATTTAAAACAACTTATGATGGATTCGTATTCCCATATGTATTATTAGAAACAAAAACAATTAGTCCATTAAATGGTATCTTTAAATTTGAAGACCTTAAGTTATCTCAAGGGACAATGAACTCAGATATCTTTGCATATAAT